TTATGATTATAGAATAAAACAAGATGGTAAAGATGATATTAGAACAAAGAAATATATTTTTGAATTATTGTAATTAAAATATCATAATAAAAGATTCTCTAAAAAAAATATTTTTTCTTTACAATATTTTTTAATTTTTTTATCAGTTATGTTCAAAAATATATTTTTTAAATGTGATATATTTTTTTCCACTCGTTCTCTTGATATTTTGTATGTATTTATATAAAATGTGCCATCATCATTTTTTGATATATCACTATATTGTTTAATACACGTTAATTCATTAAAATATGGATTTCCATAATTATCATAACTTAATAAATTTTCTAATTGTAAATTTTCCAATGAATAATAATTTGAAGGAAAACCTATATTTTTTCTTTTTGGAAAAATTTCAATTTCTGCATTTTCATCTATATTTATTAATTTTAATACTAATCTTTCATCTTTCGAAATTCTAGCGGTATCGATCATAAATAATCCAGAATTGCGTAATTTATTATAAGGTTTACCTTTTTGCACAATTACATCTAAATCTGTAACATCTTTATATTTATTCAAACAATAACCAGCAATAATAACATATTGTTTATCTGTTAATCCCAATTTATCCATAATTTTTTTTAATACAAACGCTAAAATATTATTTTTACTATAACTTTTTTCTTTCAAATTTTGAATCATATCATTTATATAATCTAAATCAATATTTTCATTACCACCAGTTTGATTATTCATATCCATATCTTTTAATTCCAAATACTTTGTTTTGTATTTTATATATTTATCTTTATAATCCATTATATAATATTAAAGATAAAAATTAAAGATAAAATATATTATTATAAATTTTCGCGTTTATTTTTAGAAATTAAAATATATATAACTATAGAATAATATTATGAGTGCTGTAGAAGAAAAGAAAAACAAACCACCAGATAACTCTTCTGATTATTTCAAATGTGTTAAGATACCACTTAAACACGTTTTGAAAAATCCAGATATCAATTTACCTAAAATTACAGATGCAGTTATTAAATGTAATAAAATTGTAATTAATACATTGATGTTTATGAAACTTTATTTATTAGATTACTTTGAAAAAAATAATAAATTACCTGAAATAGATAAAGTATTTGTTAATTCTTGTATGAAAATTATATGTAATGAAAGTGTATCAGGACGACCACCAAAGAAAGAAATTAAAGAACTAAAAGATAAACTAACTGCTTTTTATAATTCTGATTACAAACCACTAATTAAAGATATTAATTTAGATTATACACATCTTAATACAGTTTTAGACTATTTAACAATTGGAATAATTATAATGTATGAAAATAATATTAAATTACATTATGTAGAGTATATTGAAAGATATGTTAATATTGTTTGGAAGAAAAAAGAAACAATAACCAAAATAAAAGAAGAAAATAAAGATGAAGAAAAACAAAAAGAATTAGTTAATGAATTTTGCAGACAATTAAGAAAAATTAAGACTGATATATTAGAAATAACAACAGAATATAAATCAGATATAAAATATCACAATTGGATAAAAGAAATAAAGAAAACAATAACACCAAATAAAGCGAAATATCAAAAAGATAATTTATATTATGATTTACAATGTAATCCACAAGATTATTTACCTTGTATGATTAGAATGATGAAAGAAGTTGAAAAAGATAAAGTTATGATTTATAATGTATTTCCAATGAGAAATGATATAATCCCCCATTCTATAAAATTGGATACAACAACATTAGTTCATTTATTAATGACAAAAAAACAAGGTAATAAAACCGATTATTTATTAGAAGGTAATTTGAAAAAATATGAAAATGAAATTTGGGAATTTTTCTTTAGAACAGAAAGACAATGTTTTAAGAAACCGAAATATACATTTCATCATATGATAGAAACTGATGGTGTAAGTTGTTCTATTTTGATGTTAAGAAATGATTTGATAGGTAAAAGAATACCAAATATTAAAGTAGGTTCAAATACAGAACAATATATTGATGAATTAAGTGATTATACTAACATTAAAAATAAAAAGATTGTTGCATATGACCCGAACTTATTAGATTTAATTTATTGTGTTGATAATGATAGTAAAGATGCCAAAGAATTTAGATATACTCAAGACAGTAGAAGAAAAGAATGTAAAATTAAAAAGTACGCTAAAATAATATTAGAATTTAAGAAAGAAAAGATAGATGGAAAAACAATAATTGAATTTGAAACTGAATTATCTAAGCTTAATAGAAAAACATTAATTATAAAAGATTTTAAGGAATATATTGAAAAGAAAAGCGAAATCAATAATAAATTATACAAGTTTTATGAAAAATACATATTCAGAAAACTTAAACTAAATGGTTATATAAATAGAAAGAAACACGAACAAAAAATGATTAATAATTTTAAAAAAATATTTGGAAAACCAGAAGATGTAATTATATGTGCGGGAGATTTTGAACAAAAGCAAGGAATGAAATATGGAAAAGAACCGACTAAAGGAAAAGGAATAAGAAAAATATTTAGAGATAATGGTTATAAATTATATTTAGTTGATGAATTTAGAACAAGTTGTATGTGTTCAATATGTAAAGAAGAAACAGGAAGATGTGAAAAATTTCAAATCAGAGAAAATCCGAAACCATATAAAAGTGGTAATATCTTAGTCCATGGGTTGCTTAAGTGTAAAACTTGTTCGAATGTATGGAATAGAGATGTTAATAGTGCCACAAATATATATAGAATTGCAAAAAACGCAATTAATGGATTAGAACGACCAAAATATTTATGTAGGGAAAAGAATGATGAAAATATTAAAGTAGAAAAACCCAAAAAAGAGAAAGTAAAAAAAGTCGTTCAAAAGAAGGTTAAAGCCAATAAATCAGTTAAGGTTGTCGCCTTAACAAACTCATAATTTACACGCTCTGCAACGAGCAAACCTTGAATTTTTTTGTTGAGTAAAATCGGCATTTTAAATCTTCAAGGGTGTAAATATAAAAAATTGATTTATATTTTACATATACATAAAAAATTATTACATAAACATGATTTACATAACTGTATTTTTAATACTGATAACATTTAATTTTGGATTTTCAAATGATGATATTGATAAACGCAATTTTTTTACTGAATTATTAAATTTGGAAAATAATTTAGTAACAAAAAAAATTTATTCAAATGACTTTGATTCAAATAATTTTTATTCCAATAACTTTAATTCAAATAATTTTTATTCTAATAACTTTAATTCAAATAATTTTTATTCCAATAACTTTAATTCAAATAATTTTTATTCTAATAACTTTAATTCAAATAATTTTTATTCTAATAACTTTGATTCAAATAATTTTTATTCCAATAACTTTAATTCAAATAATTTTTATTCTAATAACTTTGATTCATATACTTCATCAAATCAATTTTATTCACAAATAAATTCCCAAGTAAATTCACAAGTATATTCACAAGCATATTCACATGCATATTCACATTTATATTCACAAACATATTCACATTTATATTCAAATTCACATAATAGTTTATGTTTGTCATATAATAATCTCCAAAGCTATAAATCATTTTATTCAAAAAAAGTATGTACTATCAATCCAATTATTAATCCATCTATTCAACCAACAACTTTACCAACTACTTTACCAACTAATTATCCAACTAATTATCCAAGTAATTATCCAATTAATTATCCAACCAATTATCCAACCAATTATCCAATTAATTATCCAACCAATTATCCAACCAATTATCCAACCAATTATCCAACCAATTATCCAAGTACTCACCCAAGTATTCATCCAAGTACTCAAAAAACTAATATACCAACAATTACCCCATCTATACAAAAATATATAACACTATCATTTGATACTGGAATTATATTATCAGGATTGGCTAGTTCAAACATAAATGCTTCAACAATAAATTTATTAATTGAAACGATTGGATGGTCAATGAATTTATCAACTAATAATATTAAATGGATAAAAAATGAACAAGTGCAAAGAAGATTAGAATGGATTATTTATACCAAGATTAATCCAAAATCAAATGGAATAAATATTAAATTTGTAACAAATATATTCGTTACATTAAATGGATATTATTTTAAATATAGTTCGAAACCACTATTACTATATTCACAATTAACAACAAATATACAATCAAGTGTTTTGTCAGGACAATTTTTATCATATTTAACTAATATTACATCCCAATCAAATTTAACAAATTTACTAAATTTAAATATTATTGGAACTATATTTACTTCTCCAAACATAACATATCCATTAAATTATTCACAACCAATGTCATCAATTCCAACAATTTTACCCACAACAAAACAAGATTATTCATCAGAAGATAATTATGAATTAGCATTATTAATTTCAATTCCACTATTTATTGGTTTAATAATAATAACATACATCACAATTGAATATATAAAACGTAATAATAAAATTTCAAATTCAAATTCAGATTCAAGTAATATCAGCTTAATTGAAAATACAATAGAGTCTAACAGTCTAAATAGTATAGTTCCAATAGATTTGGAACCAAATACCAAATAAAAAATTCTTAATTTTTTATTAAATTATGTGATTTATTAAATATAGTTCCAAGATATAAATGGGCAACATTTGGAGGTAATTTAATTTGGGCAAGTTTTGTATATTTTTCACTCAAAGCTAACCAATATAAATCAGAAGGTAAATTTGTCAATTCTTTATTAAAATTCAAACCCAAATCAATATAAATAAGAGTATCTGGTAAGTTTTTCAATTCTTTATTAAATTCATCACCTATACTTAGGTATTTTAATTTTGGAGGTAATTTGAATATTGGACAATTAAATTTATCACCCAAATTTAACACAATCAATTCAGATGGTAAATTGTCGACTGGGTGATTAAATTTCCAACCAAATTTTAAATGAGTTAAACAATCAGATAATCCTAAAGTTTCTATTGGAGAATCAAAATTTGAATCTGGGTTAAATATTAATTTTTTTAAAGGATTCGATTTAATATTCAATTTTATTAAAGTATTTGGTATTTCAGCAAATTCTGTTATCAAATTATTTTCACAATCCAATTCTTTTAGTGTCCAATCCAAATCATATAAATCTATATCAGTTAATTGATTATGAGAACATGATATTTTTTTTAAATTTTTAAATCTATTTAAATTTAAAATTCCCTTAAGATTTTTATTTGTTAAATTAATGTATTTAACATTAACCTCAATCTTATCTAAAATATGTGACAATTTAAAAACAAAAAATTAAATTTTGATAAATATGTTTAATTAAATATTTTTAAATCTTATTTATATATTGTATTTTAAATTCAAATTTTTATTTCAAATATTAACTATATAAATATAAATCAACGTCTATTTTACATTTGAATTTTGCTTCGTAATCACGAATTAAATTTTTTAACAAAACCACATTTGATCTATCAATTCCAGTTTTTTCACATTTGGAATAACCTGATTTATTTGAACAAATTGAAATTAAAAATTTTAATTTATCGGGAGTAATTTCAGTTTTGGAACAAATATATTTTAGTTGGTCAAAACTAATAGATGGAGTGTTAATTGGATTATAAAATAATTCCATACAATAATCAATAACCATATTAAATTTTGTATCTAATAAATTTGTTGTGGTAATAATCTGGATTTGATTTTTATTTGTGATGGTATATGTTTTAACCATATCCAATACAAATGATTCAGTAATTTTAGGTTTGGATATGAGTTCTTTAATCATAACAAAATTAACAAATTTTGTTTTGTAAAATACAGTTGATAAAACATCAAGATTATAATTATGTTTAAATAATTCAGTAATAAAAAATTCATTTGATTTCATTTCTTCCAAATATTCCAAATCTTCCAATTGAATTTTGCTAAATTTATTTTTTAATTCTTGTTTTTCTATTCGATCCATTCGTTCTCTCATAGACTCAAATTTTGAAATCCTTTTGAGATATTCTAATAATTCTTTTCTAACATTATAATTATATTCGGGTTTTGAATTTTGATTTGGTATAGATTGTTTAGAATATTTAGATTGTCTAATTTTTCTTATATCTTCTAAATCTTTTTGAAAATCACTCATTTATATAATCTAATTTGTAAATAATTATATTGATTTGATTTTATATTAAATAAATCAAATTTTTACATAAAAATTTCATTAAAATAAAAAAATTAAAAAAAATATTTACTTATCTTCATTTGATGGGGCTCTTGATAATTCCCGTCCACTAAATGTTTTTTCGTATGTACTTGTATTTAAAGTGCTAAAAATTAACATATGGCGTCCATCTAATGTTTTATAATAATACCATTCAGTACTCCACCCTCCTCCAGCTGTAGGAATCACACAATATTGTCCAGGTTGAAAAGTTTCAATATTTTCTGGAATAACCCAAGTTCTACAATCTCTTAGGGAATTACGTTTTGCAGGATTGTTAGATACTTCTTCAAAAATATTCTGAAGATTATTTGTAGTAGCATTCGGTTCTGTTGGTATATTATTCAATTCCATTTGTTCTGGAGAAAAAGTAAAATCTGAAATTAAATTAAAATTAAATTGAGCCATCTTTTTATTATTTTTAAAGATTAAAAAATCTATATATGCTAATGTTTATATAGATTTATATATAATTTTATTAGGATTAAATTTCAGCAAATTAAAATTTCAATTTTTTATAATATAAAAATTGAATTAATTACTCTAATGGTATTATTGTGGAATATTCTTCTTTTGGTAAAATATTTAATATTTCTTTGGCTTTAGTAACAACATCTTCTTTTGATTCTATAATATCATTCGAATTATAAAATTTTTTTATAATGGCACATTTATTTGTCTTTAGTAAATTTATATAATCTTGTATAACAATCGAATCAAATTCTTCATTTTTTTTACTATTCAATTCTACCAAATTATCATAATAATCCTCAATTATTTCATAGTAATATCTGGTTACTTGTCTGATTGATTTAAATTTATAAAATAATTCCAATACTAATTCACTGTGTTTAACCAATTCTAGAATTGAATCCAAATCTTCAGCTAAAGTTTTAAATTTTTCAATATCTATATGAGGTTGAAATTCACTCACCATATTTAAATTAAAATCATTATAATAATAATCTTCATAACACCAAACCATATAATCTGTACAAAATACATCTAAAAGTATATTGGGAGAAAAATTATAATTTATTAAATATCTTTCAGGATGATAATGTCCTGAACGATATTTTTTGATACAAATATTTTCAAATTCTTCCAATGTGGTTATTAGTGGTTTATCCATTAAAACTTATATATAATTGATAAATTATATATTTATATTTTATCAATTTTTATTATTTGATTAAACTTAAACTTAAACTTAAACTTAAACTTAAACTTGAAGTTCAAATTCCATATCATCAATTGTAATTTTTGTTTTGTTGGTTTTTTTCATTAATTCTTTTACTGGGGATGATTTTTTTAATTCATCAAATATCATTTGATTAGTCAATTCTCTATTTTTATTTGTTAAAAAGTTCACCACATAATTTTCTAAAAACTTGAAATTATTTCCAACTAATTCATCAGTATTAAATATAGTTATATGAGGCATCCAAGTATTTTTACCGTAATAAAATTTTTTAATAGCCATAAGAGGAATATCTTTTGAAAAATTATCATAAAATAGTAATATATAATCTGGGTCTATTTCACTTTCAACTCTGTATCCCACATAATCTTTAGTTTTACCTCCTAATTTCATAAATTCAAATTTCATAAATTCATTTAGTTTTTCATATATTTTTGTTCTAAAAGTAGTTATTAAATTTTTATTATTCACGTCAAATTTATCAACAAAATACCAACCGGGATATTTTACACAATCATCTTGTTCTTCATTTTTAACTCCTGTATTAATTTCTTTGCCTCCATCTAATTTAACTCTTTTTAATTTCCCAACAACTTCATATTCAACTGATTGAAGAATTACATTTTTAAAAATTGTCTCAAAAGTTAATTTAATTTCTTCCGGATCAAGAAATGATAATGTTTTACGAACTTTTTTTTTCCCTACTGTTTTATCAAAATAAGATATTGAATTAGATATTAAAGGATAATCCAAATTAACTTCTAAAATTAACATAGTTAAATGATAATTAAATGGTGGTGGTGAAGAATTTTTTAACATTGTTTTACGTATTTTAGCATATTTTTTTATTATATTTTTATTTGTTAAATTTGTTTTAAAATAAATTGATGAAAATTGATATAAATCTTTTTTAAATTTTTTGTTATTTGTTATTAAATTAACTCTTTTAATTAAATCGTTTTGTTCATAGAAATAACTACCACCTTTTTGATTATTAAATAATTGATTATTTAATAATTGATTATTTGATTGTGTTAATGATTTTTTTAATTCAATATATTTGGTTTTATATTTTAAATATTTATTAATATAAATTAAATTATGATTTGATTTATTATTAAATTTATCTTCTGAACTATTTTCTTCCATTTTTATATTCAATGTATATATTTTATAAATATTTATTTTTTATTTAATAAATTAAAATATATTTTCATTTTATATAATCAAATATCCTAATGAATTTTATTAACAATAAAAATATAATTATTGATAATACAGATAGTCATCATTCTAATCATCCTAATGACAAATATAATGCTAGCAAAATGTATTTAACTTTTAAAATTAATGGGGAAAATAATATGATTGGAGGAAAATATATTTGTAATCCAAATGTTAATAAATCTGAACAAATTTGTTCAACTCAATCTAAAAAAGATTCTGTTTCGAAAAAAAATATTTTTAATTCAAAGGCAGAATGTGAAAATGATTGTGAAAAAAAATTTATTAATGTTCAATTAAAAAAATCTAATTTATTCAAGGAATCAGTACAATTTTATTTATTTATTAAAGATTTGATAAATAAAGAACATATGAAAATATATATAAAAGGTGGTAATGTAATTGGATTAGCTGTTCTTAAATTAATATATGATGAATATTCTAATGATGACGTAAAATTTGCTCAAGCTTTTAAAAAATTTCTTTCTATGGAATTAATTAAAGATTGGGATTTTACTGCTTATACTAACGGAAAAGATACTGATGAAAAATACAGAGCTAAATTAGACAAATTGGCATCCAAATATAAACTTGTTCCCAGAGCAAAAACATTCATTCTATACCAAACTAAAGTACCTATTTTAGTATATGATAAAGCATTATTTGAAATAGCTATTATACCAGCAGATACACCATTTTCAAAAATGGAAATACCTTTAACAACAATGAAAGTTGAAGTTACTGAACATAATTTAAAATATATTTTTATTATGGCAAAAAATTTTTATTCATTTAAAACCAAATCTATACCAATAGATTTAAATATTGTTAAAAAAGTAATTTCACGAACAAATATTATAATTCATCCACATAAATCAGGATTGTATGTTCCTAATAAAAAAATTGATACTGGTGATTTAAATTTGGATTTGGTTGAGTTTATTGAAAAATTTACTTCAGGAAATAAATATTGGACACAATTTTTAATAACCCAATTAGAAGATCCATATAGATTAATTTATAGAATGCCAGAAAAAAATTTAATAAAAACTAATCAAATTAATGAATTTATCAAAACAAATTTACCAAAAACTTCCAAACCAGATTGGTTATTAGACACAAAAGAAACATCAAACATTTTAGAAAAATTTATTAATAAATTGGGTTTGAAACTTAAAAAAATATATCAAGATACACAATTATTAGAATCAGTTTTAGATTTTTTACGTGATGCTAATTTTGGTAAACCACAAATTCAAATTGAGTGGAATGAATTGGGTTCAGATGCTAAACTACGTATTAAAAAAATTTTTGGTCCATTAGTTATGCAAATTGGTAAAAAAGATTTTAAAAAAATGATTTTAAGTTTGATGGAAAAACATAATTTAGAAAATTCTAAACCTGCTGAAATATCAAATTCAGAAAGAATTATTAAATTTTTTAATTTTTTAATTGAAAATAATTTTTTTTAATTTAATTTGTAGAGTGATTTTAATTTATATTCTGAATAATATTCTTGTATAATATCCAATAAATATTCCCACATATCATTAGTTCCAAATGAATATGCCATAATATCAAATTCTGTTATAGTTTTAGGATTAATATTTTTTAATACAATTGAACTAATTGGTATAACTTCTGGACAAAATTCCATCAACCATTTATATGGACGACGTAAAGGAAGACCTAAATTAAATGATTGTGAATGTTTTTCTTCTGAATCAAATCTCATTATTGCAGGTTTAAAATCATAATTAAAATTCACGGAACCACAATCACATTCAATCCTCCAATCTATAATAGAATTATTTTCTTCATCTCTAACAAAATATTTTTTATTTAATGTTTCGTTTGATTTTATTTTTTTCACGATATATCTTGACATTTTTATATCCATATATCCACGAATATACGACCTTTGTCCTCGAATAACATTTGGAAATAATTTGTTACCAGTTGTTTCATCAATATAATGATTTAGAGCGTTGCGTATTTTAAATGCCGGTTTTTATTTAAACCCTTGAAGATTTATTTAATATATACTTATATAAATATGTCTAAAATTAATTATAAAAAATTATATGAAGAATCTATTTTTGATAAAATTAATTTACAAAAACAAATTGACGAAATTAAATTGAAACTAAACAATACTGAAAAATTAATTGATACGAATAATATTAATTTTATAAATCAAACTCAAAATTTACACGCTCTGTAACGAGCAAACCTTAAAG